TGGCACCCTTACGTAATTTAGAGTTACTGTTACTAAATACAAATCGTATATCTAAATTAGGATGTTGCTTTTGTATAGCCAAATGTTTCATACGATCAGCAGGTGTGAACCTACCTTTTGTTTCTATGATTATTCCATTGGGTAAAAGAAAGTCTGGTGTATATTTTCTATACGATAGATCTTCCCACTCAATTTTCATACACTCGTATTGGGCAGTGCAGTTCCTATCTGTAAGAGAATTAAGAACTACATGCTCTAGCCCAGAACGATAGCCGTGTTTAAGTGCGTTTCTTCTTAGTTGACTCTTCAGTTTCATTAGCTATCTCAATGTATGCAACGATAGGCTTTTCCTTAGCCTGTGATGCAAGCGAGGGTAGCTCTTGAATTGAGGGCCAACACTTGTACCTATACTTACACCAACCGCACTCTTCAGCTAACACCTTGTTGCCAGTTGGCTTCTTACGATATGTCTCTTCAACAGGTTCAAAGCAACGCTCAAACTTATTCTGAGCTAGCTTGTTAGCCTTGTCTTCTACTTCATCCAAGATGTCCTGCCTATCGACAGCCATGTCCCATGCAGACACATACTTGAATTCACCTGTCCCTTTGTTGACAACCCACCAGCCACCGGGTTCAACACCCAGAGCCTTAGAGTAGCCTGCAAGCTGACCGATATAACCAAATGAGTCATGTGCTTTTAGTGTGGCGTAGTCCTTGAACTTGTTGTTGTAAGACCATGGGGATGCAGACTTGATGTCGTCTACACGTTTATCCATGATCAAGTCATGGGTGCCATCAATCTTGTGCTTACCTGCAGTCAGAGTAGATTTAAACCCATCGCTGAAGTCCACACCCGCTTCTGTCAACACTCCTTTGAAGACAGCTTCCACGATGTCACCAATCATCATGTTCATCAGGAAGTTAGCGGGCATGTCAATGCCTTCTTCTGGCTTGTTCTTATCAAACCATAACTGGCAGTAAGGTCTACCGATGTTAGACATACGTAATGTGAACTTTCGCTCACTCTGATTGAACTGTTTCTCAACAGCTTCCTGTACGTCCCTTACAATGCGAGCGATAGTGGCACTGCTCATGCCACGTTTCGCCTTACGTACATCCTCAAGATATCGGTGTATCTTTATCTCAGCAGGATGATTCATGATCAATCCCCATCGAATTCAATGAACTCATCAACTAACTTAGCATCTTCATCAGATGCTTGAGGTACGTTCTTCTCATTGAATGAGTTAACGATGTATTGATTGTAGTTACCAATCCACTCAATGAAGTCAGAGAAGCGTTGCTGATCAGCTTCCTGTAGCTCGACATTATTACTCAGGTCAAGCTCTTGGGTAGGCAGGAAGAAAGATGCTCCTGTAGGCAAGCTACGTTCCTCTGAGCCACACTTAATCCAGTACTGTACAGGTAAACGCTTCTGCCGTCCTAGCTGTGTGAATGGTTCGCCCATCGTCTTGAAGGCATCACGGTTATCAATCTCCCAGATGAATGGGGATACATCCGCCGCAACTTCATTACCCTCAGCGTCAACGGGATTGATTAGTTTAACTTCGCCCATGAGTACACGGACACGTTTGATCTGCTTGATCAGTGTCTTTGTGTCATCAGGGAGAGCTTGGAAGTCTGCAATGTAACCAGCAGGCTTACCACAGTTGAACTTGCCTGTGTTGTCCTTCAGATCACCATTAAGATCTTCAGCCATGATGGTCTTGACGTAAGACTTCTCATCTGAATTGTAACGCTTGTACATAAAACGCTGTGCAAACACACGGATCTCTGCATTTTCTGCATAGATGTATGAATCGTCTGGCAGTTGAAGACGGTACATACCAGCAGGTACAACCTCCATGTTCTTCAGCTTGCCTTTGACTTCCACCTGCCCCATCACTGGTTGATTCCAGATACGTAGACGAGGAAGGGTAGATGATTTAGATGGGCCGCTGTTCATGTCAGCACCCATGCCCATAGCTTGCGCCATCTCTGCGAAGTTCGCAGTGTTGAGTGTTGCAATTTCTGTTGTCATATCAGACCTCCTGTTGCTCAAGCCAGTTTACACCAAGTTTAGCCTCTAATAAAAGGGGTACGTTGAAATTTATTTTAAATTTAT